GTTTAACGAATAGTTGGTATTTATAACAACAATTCTATATAAATCGATTGAAAACCCATTTAATAACTGAATAAATATAGGAGGTGGTTTCTGTGAGGTGTAAACGCTTCATGGCTGTTCTTGTTGCGCTTTCCTTATCGGTACTGTTTGTCTTTCCTGCGTTTGCATCCGTTGCTACGCCTTCCAATGCCTTACCGTCTGAATCATATCTTGGTTTTGTTCAGTCATTGGACGAATATGCGGATGTTGCAACATCCAGTAATGCGACTCTATCTCAAGATTATATGGAAACGGATGGTTTTGACGCATTGGAAGCCCCTGTCCTTATGTCGTCTGGTGACGATTCCGTTGTTAATACGGTCAATCTTACCTCTGTCCAGATGTGTCTGTCTTATTATGATATGGCTGGGGTCATCCGTTATAAGGAGGTATGGTTGGATAAGAATGGTTATGCTTCCATGTCACTTCCTTCTGACTATGCATCACCTATATGGTTTGGTTTTGTCCTGCATAAAGGTGCATTACCTCCGGCTGGTAAATATAAGATGTCTGTACATTTTGGTAGTAACACTAACATTGTATATCAGTCCAGTTCCATCTGGTTTGGTGTCAGGCGTAATAATGTAAGTCAGCAGGAATCCAATTATTATGTTGATGGTTATTACTCCTCTGGCGATTTTAGGCTTTCTACTGATTTATCCATTGGTGCTTCTACAAGCCAGCTTAATATATCTAATTTTTTGGCTTATGACTCTCCTGCACCGCCATATGGTGGCTATGTCAGCATTAATTTTACCCGTCTTTCCGGTGATGCGCCTGTACAGGGTGGTTCCCCTGATTCCGGCAATGTTGACCAGGACATTAACCAGAGTATTTCTAATAATACGGCCCAGCAGGTGGAACAGGGTGATACTATCATCGAATTAATAAAAAATACCATTCAGACTATTTCTTCTCAGCTTACGGCTTTTTGGAATCAGCTTGCTGGAGAGTTCACTAATCTTTACAATAAAATGAACCAGCAACATTCTGAGCAATTACAGGCCGACCGTCAAAATACAGACGATATGATAGCCGCTGGGGAATCGAATACCACGGACATTATCAATAACAACAACGCCAATACCGATAAAATCACCAACGGTTATGATAACTCTGGTATGCTCTCTGAGAATGACCGATTAAATAATTCCCTTGATGAATACCAGAAAAAAGAGGATGAAGTTTTTAATCAGGCAAAGGATAAAGTCAACTCGTTTGAGTATGGCAATCACTTCGATAAGTTCACGGCTCCGCTGGCTGATATATCCTTTTTCCTTACGGGTATCTATGATGGTTTGGGCTCCTTGAATGTTCCGATTGCGTTTGCTCTTACGTTGTCTGTATCTCTGCTTGCAATCGGTTACTATCGGTTTAAATCTGGTAGTTAGGAGGTATCTACATGTTTAAGTTTTTTGAAGGAATTGTAGCTTTTTTAACAACCGCAATCAATTTCATTATCAACCTGTTTGAGATGGTTGTACAGGTGGTTGTAAACGTGGGTCGTGGCATTGCCTGGCTCTTCGCCTGCCTTTCCTATCTTCCATCCTGGCTGGTTGCGTTTCTGGCCGTCCCGGTTGCCCTGGCGGTTATATTCCAGATAATAAATAAGGGGTCTTGATTATGCGTGAGGTGATTACGTTTTGTGTTAATATTTTGGTGCACATTGTAGAATGTTTGTTTGCTTTGGATATAGGAGGTTATAGCTTTGGTGATTTTCTTACGGCGTGTCTTGTTGTGTCGGTGTTCATATCTTCCCTTGTGGTATCCTTCAAGGGGGCCGGCGGTTCCCCTGGTTCCGCTGTCCGACCGCCCAGGCCGCATAAACAATCGAAGAGCCGTTCATCTGGTAAGCCTGATTAGTGTGTTCCTACTTATGTTTTCGGTTCCCGCTTATGCTTCGGTTGCTACGCCTTCCGAAGCGGAAAAAAAGGATACTTCCAATATACCTGTGTCTGGCTCTTTAAGTGACGAGGAATGGGAAGAATTTCAAGAAAGGATGGAAGAAATAAATGGAAGTTCTGACGAAACTGGCTTATCAACCTTCGTTCTTGATGATGTATTTCTGGATTATATGTATTATCATTTCCGTGACCTCGCTGTTGCTGATATCGCATCTGCATCAAATGCTAAAAAGGCGCCTTTGGATGAAGTACAGGATGTGGATGGCGTGTTGGAATCTGTTGTACCGTATGAAGATATATCCACATATTCGTTACTATCTGCCAATGCTGAGAATGATTATGTTAATTGCGTCCGTTTTGATTGCGTGGTTGATGGTACGCCGTGTACTCTCCTGTTCCCTTCCACTGACCGGGCGTCCCTTTTTATAGATTCCGATAAACAGCTCTGGAATGTGTCGGATTCCGTAGTTCAGGGCCTTGTGGTCTATGACAGTTTTGCTCCCAGGTCGGACGAAGGGACGTTGGTATTTATGGCCCCTTGCCTTGGCAATAACTTTTCAAATAACCACAACTATGGAAGTCCCAATTACTTCCGCCGTTACTACTGGTCAGGTGGTTCTTATGACCGCCTGAGTTACACGGATACATATGTTATAGTTCGTGTTGAATCTGCGCCGTTCACGTTCTATTCGGATGATATTATCCAGTATGCTTGTATCCTGATTGGAGGTGCTATTCTGTTATGTTTATTGAAAAAGTCACTGCGTTAATCGGCCTTGTCCCTGTCCAGTTCGAACCGCTTGTATATGTGATGGGTTTTATCCTCTTCCTGTGGCTCATTGATGGGTTCTTATGGCTTGCAAAATATCTGGTCTGCGGAGGTAGGTGATTGATGTGTTTTCGGAAGTCAATGTTGTCGTTGATTGGATTTTTACGCAACTCACCGTGTTTGCCCGTTTCCTTTGGAATGACTGCGCCTGGGTAGGGGTTTTGTTAATTGTTCTTCCCCTGGTCCGGCGAGTTATTAATATATTCAAACAAATTTTATCTTAAAAAGGAGGTATCTTTCATGTTAAAAATCCGTTGTTTCCTTCGTAAGTATCGGGCCGTTCCTGTCACGTCTGTGGCGGTTGTGTCCATGTCGTTCCCGGCGTTTGCTAGTGACGCTAGTCCGGCTGGCATGACTTCCCTGCTGGGTTCCTTCACGGAGGTGGCCGCGTGGATGTGGGCTGAGATTGGCAAGCTTCTTACTTGGGTTCTTGGCCAGCCTATCCTGCTCCTTGCAATGTCCCTGTTCTTTGTAGGGGCCATTGTATCATTCTTCATCCGTGTATTTCATTCTGTGTAAGGAGGTAATTGATTATGACAGAACTTTTAAATGCGTTTACCCAGGTTGCGGCCTGGATGTGGTCTGAAATCGGCCTGCTTCTTGGCTGGATTCTGAACCAGCCTATCCTGCTCCTTGCAATGTCCCTGTTCTTTGTGGGGGCGATTGTATCCTTCTTCATCCGTGTATTCCACTCGGTTTGATGCTTTACTTCCTAGGGGTATAAAAGCCCCTAGGAACCTTTTGGAGGTTTGCTATGATTGAGTTTCTAACTGCTTTTATGGATATATTTTTATACCCGGTATCCCTTACGATAGATTTTGAAAATCCCTTATACTATGGCATGATTGCCATATTGGTTACGGCTGGTATTGTATGTATTGTTAGGAGGTTGATTATTGCATGTATATCATAGGTTTCATTATGGTTCTGCTGTTCTGCGTGTTCATGTTCTTTGCCTACCATGCGTTTAAGTATCGCAACCCTTACAAGCTCTATATGTGTTTTGGGCGCAAAGGTTCTGGCAAGACTACTCTTATGACAAAGCTTGCTTTGCAATATCAAAAAAAGGGCTGGAATGTTTTCTGTGACCGTGAAATTCCCGGCTGTATACAGTTTGAAACAGAGGACTTCGGCCGCTATCAGTTCCCACCTAATTCCCTTATCCTGGTTGACGAAGTGGGGCTTGTCTGGGATAACCGCAACTTCAAAAACTTCCCTGAGCATGTAAAGGTATATTTCAAATATCAGCGTCAATACCAACATGTTGTATACTTATTTAGCCAGTCCTTTGATATCGATAAAAAGATACGTGACCTCACCGACCATTTGTACATTGTCCAGAACTTTTTCAACTGTTTTTCGATTGCCCGGCGTGTAACTAAATCCCTCACCGTTGTCCATGCGGATAAATCATCCCAGGGTGAAAGCAAGATAGTTGATGATTATAACATTGACTCGTTATTGTTTGCCCCCTTCGGCTCAGTCCGCTTTACATACATACCAAAATATGCAAAATATTTCAAAAGCTTTGACCCTCCCCAGCTCCCATCCTTTGAGGGTTCCCCCCTCCCTGGATTGCCTGCCCTGAGCAAGCGCCAGACGCTGGTCGGCGCGGCGAAGGAAAGGCAGGAAATGCTGAGATTCTGGAAAAAGCACTGACCTACAACTTCACGTTTCCCTTAACGTCCCCAACAATGACGCCCTTGTTGTTGTCCCCTATAACAACTCCGTTGCTGTTCTGGACGTGTATTCCCGGCTTCTCTCCTGCCTGCATGTCCTGGGCTATTAGGTCTTTGATATATCCGCTCAGTTTTGTATATCCCTTTTTATTCATGTGCGCAATGACTTCTGGATACTCTTCTTCACGGATGTAGACTTTTACTGTTTTATATACTTCTTTGTTGTATTCTCTTATATATTCTTGTTTTTTCATAACCTCACCTATAGGCCTATATACAAAATTCACATATATAGGGCTATATATTTAGTATATATGCCTATATACATATAGTCCTATATATGTTATACTGTAGTTACAAGTTAATAAATGATACTTAAAGTTCCAGTAGCAATGAGAACATGGCAGTGTAGTAGTGAGAACTGGACATTAGGTATCAACCTAAGTATAGCAAACGATTCAAGAATTTGAAAGGGGAAAATGATATGACCAAAAAGGAAAAACAGGTTTTTCAGAACTACAAGGATATTGCCAGTAGTAAGTTGGTGGAAGCGTTCAATTCTGGTGATGCTGATGCAATTACCAGGGCAACGGATTCATTCGTTCAGCTTACTTCCCTCTGGGATGAACTTAACAACATAGTGGAACAAGGGGCCTAGCCCCTTCCCCTTTAAAGCTACTGCCCTTTGGGTAACGGTCACAAGTCCGTGTAAAAGCTGAGTGAAGGTTTTGGATGAATGTAGCGATTGTTCCGATTAAGTAAATCATTGCATTGATTGCCATTCCAATACCTAAGATAAAGTATTTTATTAAATCCATGTTTTCACCTCCTTGGTGTGATATGGCCTATATGGTGGGTGGGGTTTCTTTTTTGTGGTACATCTAGTATACCCCCTCCCATATCTGTAATCAATTACATATTTGTTACGGTTGGTTACATTTTGTTTAAGCGGTCTGTTTGTCAATTGCTATTGAGAAATTGACGGTTGGATTTAGGCAGAAATACTGCCCTCCCAGGTTGATGTAAACGCCCTGGGCGGTACGTTGATAATAGAATATTGAAAGGAAGGTAATTTTATGAAAGTTAAGGTATTAGGTATTCAGTCTGTTGATTATGTCAGCCGTAAGACTGGTAATCCCGTTAAGGGGGTTACACTGCATTCGGCATTTAAGGATGCGCAGGTGGAAGGGGAATCCGTTTCCTCTATCTTTGTCAGCGACAACTTGAATCTTAAGTGTGTCGCTGAGATTCGTCCCGGTATGCTGGTGGATGTGGAATACAATAACCGTGGCTATGTCTGTGATTTGGCTATCTGTAAGTAATCTGCTTTTTTGCATTTCTCCTTTAGCTGGCTGTCCTGTCCTGGTCCAGCCAGCCCCTTGCGGACAATATCCGCATTTCCTTGTCTACTCTCAGTTCCAAGCCAGCCAGCGGTTTTGATTCGTCATTACGTGGAATGCCTACGTTCTGCCATTTCCCCGCTGGGGATGGCTTGTAAAACCCCCGTAGGGTAATACGGGGGTACTAAATACATTGGAGGTTGGGATGGAAGGAAACTTAATAACCCTGGATAACGGGTTAGTCGTATCCGTTGACTGGCTGTCGTTCACGGTCATGTCAACGGCTGATGTTGTGGACGTGCTGGATATGTTCGGCTATGTGATGGATGATTTTACTCGGATGCCAAAGGGAGCCCGTGGCTACAGGACCATGTTTCGGCTTAACGGCTATTCGCTCAGTGTTTTGTGTGATGGCAACCCGGACATGGGTATACATATTGATGTGGCCGGCTCTGCCATAGGCGAGCTGGTCCGGAGCTTTTCGGAAACGTTGAAAATAAATACCCCCTTTGGTGAGGGGTACGACATAGATTTTGATAGTACCTTTATGGTGGCTCTCCTGGAACGCATACGTGATAATGGTCATGTTACCAGGATTGATGTGGCGATAGACGATATCGGCTGTAAGTATTTTTCAACGGATGATGTGTGTTGTTTATATCAAAACACTCAGATTGTTTCAAAGTTTCGCAACATGCGCAATGTCGTTGAATCCGAAGTTTCCGGTCGTAAAACAGGCCATACAGTGTACTTTGGTAGTCGTACAAGTGATATCTTTTTAAGGGTTTATGACAAGCAATTGGAACGCAATCGCAAGCTATCCACGACTGGCACCCACATTGATAATCCTTGGGTCCGCTGGGAACTTGAACTTAAGAATGACCGGGCGGTCAGTGTGTCTAAAATGCTTACGTCTGGTATCCCCCTGGGTTCTGTTGCTGTTGGTGTTTTGAGTCATTATATGCGGATGATTGAGCTTGACGACATCAATCGTTCTCGCTGTTCTACACATTCTGTCTGGGCTGATTTCATGGACGGGATATCGTCACTCAAGATAACGGTCGCAAAGTATGAAAAGACCATGGACGAGAAAAAGACCTGGATAAAAAGACAGGTCATGCCCACCCTCGCCGCTGTCATCCTGGCAGATGGTGGTAGTCTTGAATTTGTGGAAGATAACTTGGAAAACGGTCTGAACCGTATGAATAAGTCATTATATAAAATGGCAATGGTTGAATTGGGTGGTTGATATAGATTACAACTATCTCGTTAAACTACTGTTTCGCAAATAGTTGCAGACAGGTGCGCTCCTACGGGAAAATGATTGTCGCGCACCTTGCAACTACCACCCTTAGGGATGGGTTTTCGCGAAACATTGGGCCGTTTAACGAATAGTTGG